CCTTTGCATCGTATGTAATTTTCGTTTTAGTCGCTCCAGTTATTGCAGAATTTTCGTCAACTTTACCATCCAATGCAGTTTGAGTAGCACTTGAAATAGGTTTATTTGCATCGCTTGTGTTGTCTACATTGTTTAAAGCCAATGCAGTTTTCAAAGCCGTTGGCGTTATTTTCTTGGTTTCATCTGCAGAAGTGTCAACAATAGGGAATAAATCCGTAGCATTGTCAACGGTGGTTATGGTGGTTAATTCACTTATTTTTTTATCAGCCATTATAGTATAATTTTATCGCCATTTTCTTGAAATAAGAAACCGCCATCTTCAAGTAGCAAATATGCTATTTCAGTAACGCCTTCAACTTCATAAATTTTTTCATTTAGTTCAACTTCATATTCAGTCGTTGCAATAGTTCCTAACATCAATTTAAACAAACCTTTTTCTACAAGTTCATTTGCAAGTGCTGGGTTTAAATTACTCGATGAAGTTTGAGCATAAATTTTATATTCATATTCCCCAGCATCGGCACTAAATGTAGTGCCTTCTGTTACTGAGAATTTATTATATCTTTCTTTAAAATTGCTAACATCACTAATAATAACATTGGTTTCAACTTCTGTTACCCGATTTTTTAAATTAAACAAAAAATAAGGGTTACTTATTGTAACTTTTTCTGTCAATGTCAAGTACCAAAATTTTGTTTCGCCTTTAGTGATTAATAGCATTATAAGTATATTAGCAAATAAAGTAATTTGTTACAATAAAAAAGGGGTGACCTAAGCCACCCCCCACATATGAAACAAGACAGAAATTAAAGCCCTAATGTAGTTACTACAGAAGACTGCAACTTGTATGGTGCTTCGATATCCATAGCCTGAAGTGTAACTTCATAACCAGTAGAATCACCAAACGCAGCACCAGTATTCGCAACCATTGAACTAACATCACAACCGCTTTCTTTACCTACCAACCAATACTCATCGTTATTGGTTTTTACGATAGTGAAAACACGTCCTTGAGCTAACAATTTTAACTCGTTACGCTTAGCAGTTGACAACCTACGCAATTTGAAAGCCACGTCACATTGGTTAAAAACCGTGCCGTTTTCAACAGATACGTTGGTTGTGTTAGTCATTGATGCAGTCGCCTTAGGGATGTCATAAGTGTAAACATCCCCACTTGCTACTGATGTTGCCGTAACTTCACCACTTGCAACTGTAAAGCCAGTTTTAGCCCAGTTAACAAGATAGATAGATTTAACGCCACCGACTGCATCTTTGCAGTCAAGGGCAAAACTTTGAGAAATTAAACACGGCATATCTTATATAAATTAAAGGGTGAAATAAACCGTTTCGTCAGGAAATGCCAGTTGTACGCCATATTTCATTTTCGCTTTGAAATATACGTTTTCGCTAATTGGGTCGAATACAAATTTGTATTGCTCCTCTTCATTTGCAAGGTCAGTACCCACAAAGAAGTTAGTCAAATGAGATGCAACCAATTTGTCAGTTCCATCCAAACCACCAACTGCGATTAATTTCATGTTAGTACCTGGGATAATCATATCCATCATTCCAGCTTCTGGCATATAATGGTACAAATTAGCGTTCTTCAAGTTAACTAAGAACTTTTTGTAGAAGTCAACTCCACAAAAACAAACCAAGTTGTCTTTACTTGCAATTCTTGATGGAATAGCAGCGTAGATAGCGTCTAAGATATCGTCAGCGTTTGAAGTTGTAACCGCAGTTGCAGAAATAGTGTTTCCTGAAATAGGGTCACCTGAACCACCAAATCCTAATGCAGTCAAGATAGTTGTAAAACCATCGAACTTGTTAGTGTTAGGGTTAGTGTTAGAAGTTGCAACAGTTCCTTGCCAAATAGCAATTTCCAATTTTTCAGCAATTACACCAGCTTTCTCAGAACCAATAAGTTCTTCAAATGGTAAAGCTACTGCAGAACCTGGAGCGATTTGTGTTTGCATCCATTTAGCTTCCAAAGTTTTAGGACAAAGGGTTTCTTCAACTGCAAGTTTACCAACAGTTAAGGTTCTTTGTGTGAAAGTTGTTAGACCAGACGGGGTCAGACCACAAGAATCGTTTTGGAAATAAACGTCTGAAGATAGAATGTTAAGAGTTTCAGCAGATTTGATACCTACTTGAACTTGACCAGCGTCGTACATTAAACGAGCCGTTTTACCACCGAATAGGGCTTTGCTTAATAAATTAAGACTCTGCTCATTGGTGTAATTTGCGAGTGATGATACTACAAATGACATATTTTTATTTTTTCTTTAGTTGTTGTGCGATTTTTACAATGTTTGCAAATTGTTGTTCTTTTTTGCTTAACGTCTCGGGTGCTTTTGTTGGTTCAGCACTTGGAAGATTTGCAACCTTCTCTACTAAGTCAACGGTTTTAGAAAACATTTCACTTTGTTTTTCTAATTTAGCTACTACACTTTCAAATTGTGCAGTCAATAAAGCGATTTTGCTTTCTAAGTTACTTACTACTTCGTTGAATTTTTCAATTGTTGCAAATTCTTTTGCAGCTTCGATTTCAACTTCAACTTCTGCAGTAGGTTCTACGATTTCAGTAACGATACCAGCAACTGTAGTTACAAGTGTACCACCTTCTACTTCGTGTGTAGCGTCAGGAGCGGGGATATCGCCTTCGGCAGTTTCTACTAAGATAGCAGTACCTACAGAAAGTTCACCTTCCCATTTGATTACCGTTCCATCGGTCAAAACGGCACTTGCCATTTCAACTGACACCGCATCGTCAAATTTCAACATTGAGCGGATTTCTTGAATTAAACTTTTAGAGTCCATTTTTATATATATTAGTTTTATGTTTTATTTGTTGCGTTTTTTATTTGCCATTCCACTTTGATAGTAGTGATTTCAAGTCTTCTAAAATTTTATCTTCTTCTTTAGGTTCTACAAAATCAAAAAACCCTTCTACGCTAAACCCATTCCAAGTACCATCTTTGCATTTTTCCCAATTTGCATCGTCTTCGATAAAGTAACTAACAAACCAACTACCATCTTTTGCATCATCAAATCCTTTTGGGGGCATTATACCACGTTCAAAATCCAATAAATAAGATTCAAATAAAACGCATCCGTCTATTGCCTTATCGTGATCAACATTTACACTATTGTACTTGTTGTTTTTCGCCCACTTTTTAGCAATTTTATAAATGGTTTCTTTGTCAAAGACCACATAATATTCACCACGAGAATCATCACGACGATAAATTGGCAAATCAGCCAACATCGCAGCTCCTGAAATAATCCTTTTTTCTTCATTTTGAATAGCAAATTTTCTACGCTGATTGAAAGCCATAAAATCTTTTTCAATTGCTGGTTTGTCAACTAAAGAAATAAATTCTACGCCACTTTCTAAATCGTCCTCAGATATGGTCAATTTGTAAATAGGTAAATCCATATAATGTATATTAGTTTAATTTAAATTTTGTTGCGTTATTCTACTACACTTACACTTTGATTGTTGCTTACACGCTTCTGTGTGCGTGAAATATCGCCTTCGGTAACGTAAACACGTCTGTCTTGTGTTAACTCGTTGCCATTGCCTAAACTTGACATTCTTGGTGCAGCCATTTGTGGAACTTCACCACCACCAGCAGCACGATTTCCACCAGCACTTGGTGTGGATTTACTTTGAAATTTAGTATCGCTAATTTTCTTTAAGTTAGCCAAACCGAATGCAAGTGCAGCACCAGCCTGAACATAAGGGTAAGCTGGGAATATTGCAGTTATTGGTGATTTGTTTGCAGTTGTAAACGCACTTTGTGTACCTTCAATTGTTGACATTATTGTACTTGCATATTTTAACGCCTTGTCAATTTCAAACGCACGTTTTTGTGATTCCTCACTATCACTTGCAAACGCCTCATTTAATGAAGACAACGCACTTAACGAACTATTTGCAATTTGGTATATACCTTCTTGTTTTGTTTGTTCTCTTAAAAGGTCATCGGCAGCTTCTTTGTCTTTTATTGCTTTTCTCTTTTGAAAGATTTGAGTTTCGATTTCTATAGTAGCATCACCAGCATCTTGAACAGAAACTAATTTTGCTTCAAGATTTTCAATTTCAAGTAGTGAAACTTCCTTTTCAATTTCTTCTTTTGTTTTACCACTTTGTTGTACTTGTAAAATTTGTTCTGCGTAGTATTCATCGTAGGCTTCTAAAAGAATTTTATTTGCTGCGTCTGTAATCGTTTTTTGTTCAGCAATTAATTTTTCATTATCCGCTTT